CGACGAGCGCGGCGCTTTGGCCGGCAAAGCGGAGACCGAAAAACTAAACGCCGATCATCTCACCGGATTTTCCGACAAGAAAGCCGAGGGCAATTTATCGGCGATTGAATTTGCCTCGTTCGCGCGCAATCAAGAACTCGACCAGGAGATCAAGAAAAAGAAAACGCAAGAGTCAGCCGAAGCCGCCGGCCGGAGCGCCCGCACCCAGGAAGAGGCGGACCGCAAGGCGGCCGAGGAAAAATCCCGGCAAGCCCGGGAGGATGGCCGCGATGAGCGCGCGCAAGCCTCCGAGCGGCGCGTCACCGGCGCAGGCCACATCGGGATCATCGACTCCGAACGGCACCCCGGCCGGCGCCGCACACATCAACCCGCAGATCCAGCCGCACCAGGTCACGGTCACAGCCGGCGGCGTAAAGGCCCCAGCCTTCACAGATGACGCGGCGGCCACAATCGTCGTGTCGAACTACGACAAGGCCAAGCAGTATCTGGAAACAAACTCCTGGCTACTCGAGTGGCAGGCCGCGGACATTCTCTACCAGTCCCCCGTGAACGATCGATGGGTGCGCGTGGCAGATGGCCGCCCGGTGCGAATCTCTCGTTTCCTCGTCGCAAAAAACACCGTGACCATGGCCGGCCAGGTGCGCCGCGGCGTGTGGGGAAACCAGAAACCGTTCGCGCTGCAGCCCGAGGGCGAGACAAGCGAGCTCGAGCTTGAGGCCTGGACTCACTTACTCTGGATGCTGCTCAAGCGATCGAGAGCTGAATATCATTTCAGCCTGGCCAACGATTCGGCCGCGCTCTACGGCACCGGCGTGCTCCGGCCAGGTTGCGAGACGAAGACCGTCATCAAGAAAGTTCGCAAGCGCAAAACGCCAGAAACCACGGTGACGCTGCCGCTCGGCGGCACGGAGAAAGTGCCGACAGAGGCGAGCGATGACTTTGCGATCGTGCCGATGGAGGTAAAGGAAACCTGGCCCTTCATCGAGTACATGCGACTCGGCACCGCGCTATTCGATCCCGACTGGCGCACGCCGAATGCTCCAGAGGAAAGCGCGCGCTACGTCGTCGATTATGAAGTTGTCGACTTCCAAGGCCTGCAGCGACTGCGCGAGCTGCCCTGCTACAAGAACATCCCCGACGATGAGACGCTGAAGGCCTGGTTTCTGAATCACCCGCAAGGCGATGCGGCGCCGGCATCGCAGACCGCGGACCTGATGACCTCACAGTCGAGCGTCGTCGCACACGCCGAAGGCGAACAGCGCCAGATGAGCGCGGATCCATTTAAGAAACCGTATGCCCTGCTAACGAGATGGGACTGCGAGCGCGTCACGACGGTGTGGTGCGTCGACGCCCGCTATCTGGTGATCCGGAACGACGAGCACGACATGGGCGATCACGCGCTGCACTACACGATGAACTGGTGGAACATTCCCGAAATGGGCTATGGGCTCGGGATCGGCCGGCTCAATTCTGGCGATCAGCGCATGGAGCAGGGCGTACTTAACGAAGTGCTCAAGATGATCGGCATGTGGTTTAACACACCACTGCTCACGCGCCGCGGCCTCAACGCGCCGACGCAGAACGTGATCGCAGGCCTGGGCACGTTCCTGGCCGTCGACACGGCGCCAGGCGAGCACGTGAAAGATGCCGTTGCCTACATCGACAAGCCGGCGATCCCGCGCGAGGCCTGGCAGGTGTACCAGGAAGCCAAGGAAGGCGGCCAGGATCTCGTTGGGGCGAACGCGACGACGATGCAGGGTAATCTCGGAGGGCCGGGCAGCTCGGCCATGCGCACCGCCGCCGGCGTGAATCGCGTGGGAGGCAAGGCCGATGAAAACGTGGCGGGTCCGGTGGAGCAGCAGGGCAACGCGCTCGAGCGTTTTCTCTATTTCCTGATCGACATCGTGCGCCTGAAAATGCCGCCCGCGGAGATCCGGCAGATCCTGCGCAAGAAGTATGCGAAAGCGATCCTCGACCAGCTCGATATGGAGAAGTTTCTCAACGCCGAATTCGCCGTGGACGTGCTGGCCGGTATGCGCCTCATGTTCAAACAGGCGATCCAGCAAATGATCCCGTTTATTCTCCAGATCCTGCAGCAGCCGGCGATCCAGAACTATTACAACCAGCTCGGCAAGGTGCTCGACTATGAATCCCTGTTCTCGATCCTGATTCGCATGAGCGAGCTCGACGGCAACATCGACAACATTTTCCGAGACATGACGCCGCGCGAGCGCGTGATGTTCAAGCAAATGAATCCGGCAGCTCAGAAGGTGCAGGCGCAGCTCGCCGTGGAGCAGCAGCGCGGCAAGAACAAGCAGGCCGAGATCCAGACCAAGGGCCAGGTGGACCAGACAAACAAGATTACCGAGATCGCGGCCGAGCACATGGCCGGTGCGATCCCGCTCGAGCGCGCAGAGGGTTTGGTCGAGCGGAACCAGGACCAGCAATTTTTGCGTAACGGCGTGCCGGATCCGTTGGCAACATGAACAGGGGAACCACCGTTGACAATTCGTCAGTAATCTTATTAGCAGCAGCCGGTAATATAATTCCAGCGGTTTTGACAAGCATCATGGAAGACGAGCAGGAGCAACCCGAACGCAAGCCGACCCTTGAGAACTTCCTGGCCGGCGTTCCACTCAACGCCGACATGGAGCAGCTCGCGCGCGAAGTGATGGAGGAAGAGGCCGCGGCGATCGGGCCGGATCTCGCGATGGATGATCCTTTCGATCCGCTCCGGCCGCTCGACGACGCGGATCGTAAAGCCTTGCTGAAACTCACCCAGGATCCAGGTTACGAAGTGCTAACCCGCATCCGGAAAAGAACTTGCGCCGAGGCCGAAAAGGCGGCTACACTCGTCTCTCAGGAAAACCCTCTCGGCAATGCCGATAAGATAGCGCAAGGGTGGGCCTACCTGGCCGTCATGCGCCAGGTGATCCAGCTCGAGGCCGGCACGATCGAGGCCGAACTGGCCAAGCTGAAACCGAAGAAGAAGAGGCAAACGCAGTGATTGCATTCTGGGCAACCGGCAAAAAAGGCGCTTTCGTGCCGACCGACAAGCCGACACCGCTCGACGATGGCCGCTACTGCCGGATCACGGATCTCGAGGATGGCAGCATTCCGGTGCCGACTTACGGCCGATCCGCCGAAGAGGTGCTATCGAAGATCGAACGGACCGGGATGCACGCGCGCCTGGCCGTCGCACAAGCTACGAGGGCGCCAGGTGCACCGGCGCCGGCACCTAAGCCAGGGCGCCGCCTTGCTCTCACGGCCGATGAGCAGATGCTGGCCACAACGCAGCTTGCCGACCCGCAGAATGCCCCTAGGGCGATCACCAGGCTTTTTGAGTCCGCTACTGGCATCGACACCGAGAAACTGGCGGCCGAGGCATTCGCCGAGCGCGCGCGGGATTGGGGTAACACGCATCCGGAGATCAAAAATCACCCCTATAATCTCCGCCTGATCCTCGACAATGCGATTCTGCTCGCCGGCGGCAATGTCCGCCTGGTCGACGCTGCGATTTTCGAAAAGTCTTACCAGAAATTGAATGCGGAGGGCTTTCTCCTAACGGAGAGCGAGCTCCCCGCGAACCATCAACCCCAAGCTCTACCAGTGCCCCCGGAGGAAAATCCGGCTTCCCGTACTCGGCAGACCGATCCGGCGTATGCAACGGGCCACCGTCTTAATCGGACCGGCTCGACGCAACCGCCTCAATGGCAACCGAAGTACACGCGGGAGCAGGTTGATCGAATGCCCCTAGCCCAATCCGAGCGCCTTTGGAAGGCCAAAGACAAGGACTGGTTAGACGCGAACGAGCATTGGTATCCATCTGCCCGCCAGGCGCGCGCCTAAACGTCGCGCCGGGGAGCAACACAAAGTGCGGAAAACGAAGATGTGCCAAGGGCCGCGCACACTGGATCTCAACAGTGTGAACACCGCGGCGACTGTCCTGGTGCGGGCCGTGCTCCTGCCAGGCGTTCACCTCACCCTAGCGATCGGCTGGCTTTTGTTGGTGCTCGGAGTGGCGACCCACACGGCCGCCGCGATGAATCTGCACATGGCCGGCGGATACGCTCACGGCGGATTCTGCGGAGATGGACCGTCGCCGGCTGCCATGCAGACCGGCAACATGCCGCAGGCCGGCCTCACCGTCCACTACAACAAAGCATTCATGAAGTTTCTGGCGAAGAAGCTGAATAAGCTCCAGCTCTGCACGCGCATGACGATGCCAGAAAAGAGCGGCCTCACTTTCCGCAACTTCATGCTCACCCCGCCGATCGGGCCGAACCTGGTCCAGCAAACACAGGGCACGATCGGATCGCCGATCACCATTACCTGCAATTTCCGCGACATCGTGATGGGCCAGTGGGCTGATTACACCAACTTCTCTGATCTCACCTTCATGACCTCGATCTCTGACGATCTCATGACCTATCGGAGGATGATGGCCTATCGGCTGGCACAGACGATCGACACCTTGATCATGATCAACCTCGATTACCTGCGCACCCTGGACGCGAACACCGGCAACCAGGATTCGACCGTGGGCCCGCTGTATGCCTTCACCAAGCAGATCATCGAGCAGATGCCTCCGTCTCTCTTGGGCCAGGCCGTCGCGCCGATGAGCACGGGCTATTTCTATGGTTCGATTCACCCGTTCTTTGTCGGCGACATGTTCGCGCTCGACAACACGAACAACTCCGTGGTGGACATCCTGAAGCACACCCCCGAAGGACAGATGAAACTCGAGGAGCTGATGGACGACGACGACGACGGAGAGATCCGCGTGCTCGAGCTCGCCGGCGCGCGCTGGCTGCGTTCGACCAACCAGACGACAACGGCCAACTGGCAGGGATCCGGCCTCACGGCCATCTCCACCTATTGCGCCGGCGAGGATGCAATGGTCTTCGTCAACCTGCCATCGGCGAAGCATACCGATCCGCACCCGAAGTGGGAAAACATGACCCTTTGGGCCGGCGAATATGCCCGCTCGAGCTATGACCCGGCAGGGGTGATCGCGGCCGGCACATCCTACAACTGCATTCTCGGCATCGGACCGAGCCCCGACAACGTGAGCCGTGCGCGCATCGCCAAGGCAGTGCCGCAGACCACTTAACAAGCTCTCGCAACACCGAGAGAACCAAGGCAATGCCCCGGCGCCTTTGTCCGCGCCGGGGCGATTTTTGAGAGGACGCATGGATAACAACGACGAGCTCGAGAACGCACAGAACGAAGCGCCGGCGCCCAAGCGCGGCGGCAAATCACGCATCGAGACGATGCAGGAGGAGCTCCTCGAGGTGCAGCTCGAGACGGCCAGGATCGGGCTCGCCAAAGCGAAGTCGGAGAACCAGGCCTGGCACGAGCGCGAGCAGAGCCACAAGATCGCGAACCACCAGCGCCAGGCGCACCTAAAGAACGTCGACGCGCAGCGCGATGCGGTGCAGCGCGCGTGCCTGCACAAGCAGGGCGGCGGCCCCGAGGATCGCTACGAGGGCGACGGCAAAAGTTGCCTTACTCTGGCTCGAGTTTTCTTCTCCAATAATTTTCTGATCCAGTGCAACCGCTGCGACCTGGCCGTGCAGCGCCCGCACCCGAAGCGGAAAACGCCGCGGCCATTGTTCAAGGGCGAGACGCAGGAGCAGATCAAAAACCGTATCGAGCTCTACAACGAGGACGTGACGCGCTACGAGGCTCTCCTGCGCGAAGCCAAGGGCAACAAGCTCCGGCCGATGCTCGGGCCCACGTGGGAGTACAGCGACGAAGACGGCAACATTTTCGTTCCAGAATCGAAGTAACACGGCGCCGGCGGCGGCGCGGAAAGCAGGGAGCAAACCATGGGAACTTTCGCCACTATCACGAGCGGCCCGAGCAATGCGAGCGGCCAGAACCCGAGCGGCGTGCCGAACGGCCTGGCGCTCGACAAGCAAAACGCGCTCGTCTCTGCGATCGGCACCGCCGGCGTGGAGCAGCTCCTCACCGCAGTGATCGCCACGCTGCAGGAGCAGACAGCGCTCACAACAATCACCACGGCGCAGAAACTGATCGCACAGGCCCTCAATGCCTGGCTGCTCAATCGCGTGGGCCGCACTGTGCGCGTGCGAGGCCGCGGCATCTACACTTCGCCAGGCACTACCACGCCGGTGCTTACGTTTGCGCTCAATCTCGCGAGCACGAACCTGGTGTCGATCGCCACGGCCGCTCTGAGTGCCACCGCCTCCACCAACATGCCTTTTGAATTCGATTTCAGTCTGAGCACGGCAGTGGCAGGCGGCGCCGCGGCACAGATCGAGGCTCACGGCAAAGTGGCGTGCAACATTAGCGCGAACACGCCGGCCGCCGCCGCGGCGATCTATCTCGACGGCAACACGGCCGTGGTGGGATCGCTCAACCTGCAGCAGGCGCTCGAGCTGGATGTTACGATCGCGGCCAATCTGACTGTTACCAGTGCGCAACTTCTCTTTGCCACCATCGAGGTGAGCGGCAATTAGAATTAGGTGAGTGGCGAGCTACCGACATCTCTACGATCGCGCGCTCGCCATCACAGACAAATGGCTGCGTCAGCCGAAAAAGGAGAATCCTATGTCATTGATTCCATTGCCCGGCCCTTCACCGATCGGTGAGCCGCTTCACGTTCCCTTCCGCAACTTCATGCTCACCCCGCCGATCGGGCCGAACTTTAATTCCCGCGACATCGTGATGGGCCCCGTCGCCAGTGTGCCGAAGCCCTCGATTCCCTCAAACGAGAACGCGAAAAGTGAAGTGACGACGGCGACAACCGAGGAGCGACTCGCCACACTCGAGAGCGAGGTCGCAGCTCTCAAAGTGCAACTTGACGATGCCGGGATCTTGCGCGCACATCCGGCCAAAGATGCTGCCCCTGCCCTCCGTCAGGAGTAGCATGACCCCGGCTGCGCGCGCCGCGTTTCCTCTTCCCGTGGCGCGCCAAACCGGGACGTTAAAACGTTATAACGTGGCAACGAGGAGCAGAGCATGAGTTTCGCCGGCAATTCGACTTACTCGCTGCGCTCTGTGCTCGACGGCCTGGCCGCTCGAGGCATGAAGGATCCGAGCAAGCAGCCCTCCGGATCCGGATTGATCATCACGCTCGAGATCGCCAACGATGCCATGGCGGATCTGATCTCCGCGCGATTCAACTGGAAATTCAACTCCGCGCTCGCGACGCCTTTCCTCACGAACTCATGGCAGCAGGATTATCCGCAGATCGCGCAAGTCAACGGCGTGATCGGATGGGGCGAGGACTGCACGCAGACGGACATCAACAATACGATGATCCCGAAACCTAACTGGCGCGTGACCTGGCGGAAGGCGATTCCGCGGATCTCCTCTTTCGAGAGCTTCACGCCGCCGCCAGGCTGGCAGATCCAGTGGGCCTACAACCAGGATCTGACTTTTGGCACCTGGCCAGGCGCCGGCGTCACGTTCTATCCACTGCTCACGGGCGGCCCGGTGCAGCAGAATCCGATCATGAGCATGATCGATTCAAACGGCAACTACCTGATCGTCACCGGATTCGGCACCACAGGGGGAAGCGCACCCGCAGCCCCGGCGAATGCCCCCGAAGGCACGAACGTGACCGACGGATCCGTGACCTGGACCGTCGTCAGTGCAACCAGCCAGGGTTTCCGCGTGTGGCCATTGCCGAACGCAACGGGCCCGGTGTATCAGATCGCGCCGACTTACCAGCTCGATCCGCCGAAGATCACCGCAATGGCACAGCTCATGAACCCACTGCCGGATAGCTATATTCGTCATTTCCGGCGCCTGTTTCGCTACCACTCTCTCGACGTGAGCCAGGATCCGAGCGACAAGAAGGAATACCAGGAAGGCCAGCAGATGACCGAGGGCGGGATCCCGCGCTACTTGCTGCCGATCCTCGAGGCTGCGAAGCAGGGCGACAAAGAGCAGAACAGTTACGGCCTGGTGCCGGCGACCAGCCCCGTTGAAAATGTATGGCCGAACACGGCAGGGTATCGCACCGCAGACAATCCCTTTTAGGAGCGCGACCCCAT